GTCGTTCCACTTTGCGCCCGCTGCGGCCGCCTCAGCTACCAGTGTGCCCTGCAGCACTTGCTTGCTGTAGTCGTCAACCTCGCGGAGATTGTGGCGCACAAGGCCTGTCTGGAAGTCGATAGAGGCGTTGGCAGCCATCTGGTCAAAGCTCGCGCGTGCGCGTCCGCTCAGCCCTCCTGCGAGGGCATCGCTTTCCATCTGGAAGCGCTCGCGGTACTCGTCAAGGAAGGGTTTGCCCCCCTCCGAAGTGTTGACGACGTTGCTTCCTTTGCGATGGACGTAACCCCCTCCCGACCCAGTGGCTTTGTCGAGGGGATCGCCTGCGGTGAGTTCGAGCTGTTTCTGGCGCAGCTTGTTGAAAGCGTCTTGCGCCTGCATCTTGCCGATATGGTCCGCCTCGTCCTGTGCCATCTTGGACACTACCTGTCCAAGTTCGCCGACTGCGGATTCCATCTGTCCCGTGCGGTACCCTGCCACACCACGCTGCGCGGTGGGGGCTACGCGGCCCAAGCTTGAAGGATCGGGGAGTCGCGCCATGATTAGTATCCTTTGAGGGACAGGCCCCCGGGCTGCAGGCCGAACGAACTGCCTCCAGACGAAAGGCTGTAGTTTGAAACGGGCGCCGGGGAGGGAGCGCCCACCGCCGGTTTGTTAGAGGACTGATAGGTGTCCATGATGCTCTTGCCTTGGGACAGGACGGTACCCAGCGCCTTGAAGCGCGACGCCCGGTAAGCCAGTTGCCCTTCGTAATCCGTAGCGGAAGCCTGCTCGCGCATGGATTGCGCGGCGACATCGCTGTTGTATATCCGGGTGGCAGCAGCAAGGCGCCCTTCGGACTCCGTCTGCGATATGAGGTTGACGACCGTAGGGTCTACCGCACCCGCGCCGGATGCGCCCGCAACTGCGAGGATGCGAGACTGCATCAGCTCCATCTTGCGCACTTCATCACCAACCGCAACAGAACCTACCGCCTGTTCTGCCAGCGCATTGCGGCGCATCTGCGATGCCTGATACGCGGCTTGCTGGCGTGCGGCATCGCCGGCTTCAAGCTGCGCGCCAGCTTGAAGAACGGTGCCTAGAATGTTCGCGCCTGCTGTTGCTGGGTCTCCCATACGAACATGTCTCCGTGAGTAGAGGGGCCCCAATAGAGGAACCCCATATGGTTAATGAACCTGTGCGATGTTGGTTCACTTCTATCAGCGAATGCTACCACAAGCGGGTAAACTTGCAAGAGTTGTTTCACCCGGCGGGCCATGCGAACGACGTCCTTCTTTCTCTCTCGCATCACGGGCCTTAAGCCCGCGAATGCGATCACGTTGTGGGGAGTACGGTACACGCCGGCAAGTGCGATAACCTCTCCTGACAACACGCCGGCGAGGGCGTTGGTGGTGTAACGCGCCTCGCCGTACCAATCGATCATGTCCTGCCTAGTGGCTGGGCGGATGGCCAGAGTGTCACAACTTGTCATGGGTGGTCATCGAGATGGTAAGCGCCAGAACCGTTACCGGGAGGGGCGCGGATGCTTCGAGGCAGATATGGGCGTCGGTGGTGTACGCCCCGTTGAACTCTACCGAGTCAGCGTTGTACGCGGTGTGGATCGTGCCCTCCGCCACTTCGGTGCCCTCCTCAATCAGAGGCAGTTCATCAAGGTACGTGAAGTCCGGGCCGTAACGCAACCCCTGTGCATGAGTGTCTGCTAATATTAGAGCAAGGTGATCTACCCGGCTAGTCTGGTTCAGGGGGGAGCCTCCCTGCGCGCCGTAGGCAAGCTTCGTGCTCTTGAACTGCGCAGTGTACGGCAGTCCTACGACGGCGCTGGTAAAAGCGGCCCCCGTCACTGTGATCGCTCCCGCGGTTACGGTGTAGCTCCCGCGGTCTGAGCCGTCGGCCCAGCAAACCACGTCTTCACCTTCGAGGTGCGACAACCCTGTGAATGTGTTCGTCGCCGCGCCGGTGTAGGTGAGGAAGCTGTCCGCCTGCTTGTTCAGCGTGCCCCCGATAGCCTCGTCCGTGCGCGCCCACTTCTCCACGTAGCGAACATCTGAGCCGTTGACTGTGCGCTTGACCACGTAGTAGACGCTGTCCTCAGTGTCGCCGGGGAGAACCATAACGTCCTCCACCAGCCCCGTCGCGCTGGGCGTGGTCATCTTGCACCAGCAGCGAACATCCTCGTTCCTGTCCCACACCAACAGGGCTACTGTGCCATCGCTCAGCACAAGGTGCAGGCGGGTGTCCGGCAGGCGTTGCACGCCTATGCGCACGACGCTGGGCTCCCCTACCTCAGGGACGATAGCGGTCAGCTCCGCCGCGGTGTGGTTCCCGTATGCGTCAGGGGTAAGTTCGAACACGCGCGAGCCTGAGCGGTCCACCATGACAATGCTGCTGTCTACCTGCAAAGCCCCCACGGGGCCCGAGCCCCTTGTAGTTGACGCCTTGAGATTGAAGTTCGTAGGGGTCAGCGGCTCGTCCAGACTGGAGGATCGCACGCTCCACTCCGCACCCTGCCCGCCCATAAGTAACCGCTGCGCTGCGACCAGCCAGCGGATCGAATCAACAGGACCCGCGCCTATTGAACGCGAGATAGGCCCCGCATCGCCCACGAAATCCTCATCGAACTCGTTGTACGCATCGGTGATCGAACCCCAAATCTGCGCCTTCCCTGCCCACCACAAACGGCCCTCGTACAGCGCGACGGCTGACGGGTACCCACGGTATTCGCTCCACTCCCCTTCCGACCAGTTAGCCGTTGTGTCGGTAGAGCCTAGCGCACGCAGCACCGAAGCCGTTACGACGGTGCTGCTGGTGTACGCCGTTATGCGCGCCCAGCCAGTGATAGACCCCGAAGGGTAGGACAGCCTTAGCGCCACTGTGCCAGAGGTGTAGTCCCCCGTAGCGATGCCAAGGCGATAGTAGATGATCTGGTTGTCGAGAGCGTCGTTGTAGCTAACCGTGGCGTTTGTGGTGTATGTGGTCACATCCGTCCAGTCCCCCTCTGCGCCGATAGAGCGCTGCAAGGTCAGCGTTGCGGACCACGTACCTTCCCGAACGATAGTGAAGGCCCTGTCGGTACCCACTCCGGTGACGCGGATCGCATTGGTCCAAGTATCTTCCGCGGACAAGTCGGACTCCACGTTCTGCCCCGAAGAAACAAGGCGCCAAAGCGCGCCAATGTGACCTGTGCGAAACAGCGGCTTGGTCGCCGTCAGGGTTACCGAGCCGGTAAGCGCGGAGGCGGAGATTCTGGTAGGCGAGGTATTCTGCACGCGGAAAGGCCCGCTGTCGGTGATGTAGTCTACAACCGACCAGCTTGTTTCCGACCTCCGTTCGATGCGCTTCTGCTTCACGCCCTCGCACGCCACGAAGAGCACGTCCCCCGACTGGCTGGCTTGCACAGCGTCGAGGTGCGCCTGTGTCGTCCAAGGGGTCGCGATCTCCATCGCCCCCGCGGCCTCCACCTCAATCGAGTCCACCAACGTCGGGTACGCCTCCCTGCTGAACACGCGGATATGGAAGTCCCCCGTCGGGGTGAAGGTGAGCGAATGCACACCGGGTAGGAGGAACGTCTCTGCGATGTAGTCGTCGTCCCCCAGCGCACTGCCCACGCGCAGGAAGCACTCCCCCTGATAGGTGGTGACCCGCAGCGCATGCTGAACACCCTGATCCCCTGCGGATACGGTGACCTGTTGGTCGCGGATTGCCGCGTTGGTTCCATCTCCAGTGAGGGAAAGATAACCCCCGGTAGCCCACACCGATACCCCGCCAACGTCATCGCTATCCGTCCAGCCGGTGACGTTCGAGGTGAAGGCACCGTTTGTAACCGCGGAGCTGACTGAGGGGCGCGTAACCAAAGCGTCGTCCACGCGCACCCGCAGGTATCCGGGGGTGAGTTCGATCGCTGCAGTGTCGTCAACCGCGTACACGAAAGGCAACTGCCGGCACACCGCGTTGCCGCGCGTGGTCAGCAGGTACTGCAAGCCAGCGCGAAGGGACATAGCCCCCAGCACTCGTGGCATCCAGTTAACCATTCTTTCGGCGGAGAGCGCGAGGCGTTTCAGGTCCACGCGCGCAACAGCAAAGCGGCTTATCAAGCCGCGGTTGAAAGCGACCATGAAGGTATTAAGCCTAGCCATACAAAGAACCCCTTGGGCGACGATCGTAGTTCAAGGCGTCAGTACCCCTCGCGGTAGTCCAGCGCCCCGCGGGGAGGAACTGCGTAGGGCCGGCGAGTGCGTCCTTCGAACGAGCATCCAACAAGTGCTTCGTCATCTCCTTCTCGATGTCGTCGGCGGAGGTGCCGGATTGTTTGATCCGGCGTACCGCGCGAAACGCGAGGTAGGAAGCCACATAGCGCACGAACGTCTCGGGCCATAGCGACATGTCACTGCCGTAGTCCGCATGGTTCGACACGTAGCTGATGTACAGATCATCATAGTCAGAGAACCAGAAGCCTGCCTCTTCCGTGTAAGCAGTGATGGGGCTATTCAGGAACTCGTCGGAGCACAGCTTCGAGACGCGCGCCAGATCGGAGGGCTTCTCGAAACCCCGACGGTAGCCAAACGACGGCGTCACGCTCGGGGAGTAGGGCAGCCGGGAGGTGCGCATGGCGAAGTTCCACTGGCCCTGCTCAAGGCAGTATTTCACGGCCCCCTGATCCCAAACGTCATCAAGCACGCGGCGGGGCTCCCTGTTCTCGGACAAGGAAGCAAGCTTCCTCTCCCCAAGGAGCATGGTCAGGGCTTCGTTGAACAGGGCCAGCTTCGTGGTGGACATGTTATGCCAAAGCCTCGTTCGTCAGCTCGTCACGGTGCAGGGCCAACCACGCGAACGCCTCGTCCTTGCTGGCGAACTCCTCTTTCACGATCGCCTTGTCGGCCTTGCGGATAATAGCCCACTTGCGCTGCGGTCCTTTGAACTCCACGCCGAACACTTCGTCCGCTGGGGCATCCTTGGCCTTCTTCACGCTCAGCTCTTTGTGCTGCAGGACGGCTACCTTAGCGTGAGTGCCGGAGCAATTCACTACCAGCAGTTCGGCGTAGTACGCACCCCCTTGAGGGACGACCTCGATCTTGTCGTACGCATGGAACTTGGCGGATACGTGAGCCCAGAATGCTGGCTCCTGCAGGTCGGCCAAGGTAACCCCCTCGGCGGGGGAAACGAAGTGGACAGCGCGCGCATACTCTGCGCGGTTATACTCACTCGGGTTCAATTTCTTCATGTTCGGCTACTCCTCAGAAGGGTAAAAGGTAAAAGGGCTTTCAGTATATCCGAAAGCCCTTTGGGTTGCAACAGCTACACTACCGCTTAGTCGCTGTTAGTGGCGGAGCCAACAACCGTACCGTCACTGAGGTCAACGGCGCCCGGATAGGTATCGCTGACAGTGACAACCTTGTGCATGGTCAATGCGGTTGCGTCGGTGGTGCTGTCCTTGTGGTAAACGATGTCGTTTACCTTCATGCCCAGCGAGCCGCCATTGGTGATAAAGCCCGAAGCGTCCGCGGCTGCGGTTGCGTCGGCCGAAGTGTGGTACCAGATACGCAAACCGGCGATGGCTTGGGTAATCAGTTGCGGAGGTGCAGAAGTCGAGTATGCCATGATAAATCTCCTTTAATTCATTTGGTTAGGGCCCCTCCCCGAGAGGAGGGATCACTGCTTACGCTGCGGCGTATCCGCTACCGTCGTGGTTCAAGACAACCACACCGCTGTTTTGCAGCAGCTTGGCGCCAGAATACACAGAAGTGCGGCAGAACGAGTAGTCGTCTTCCTCGTCGTAGCCGGCAGCGGTGCTGATACCGCCGGAGTTGATCGCGGAGCCGATAGCGTCCTTGTGGTACACGAAGCACTTCTCGGCGTTGGTGCCCTTGCCCGGGAGGTTCGGGTGAACGATCCAGTTAATGTTGGCCCAACGGAACATGGTCAGCATGCCGGAGAACGGCTTGTTGTTCACGTAGTCAGCGGACGCAAACTCCTTGGTCTGCATGAGGTAAGCGTACATCGCCGGGGTGATGAGGCCAGAGATGTTGCCGTCCAGAGGGACCGCGTTGTTGCCCAACACTGCCAGCGCGTGCATTACCATGCTCAGGCTCCCCTGAGCGGCTACACCGGTGTCTTGTGTCGCGGTGTTCAGCTCGGTGATGATCTGGCTGTCCAGCTTGCGGTTAACCACGCCCATCGTAGTTTCCTGCATGATGCGGCGGCCGTCGCCCTGAGAGGCGAACAGGTTAAAGCCGGTGCGAATAGCCTTGTCGTGCCATTCGGTCAGGGTGCAGGTATTCTGCGTCAGGTTGTCGGCACGACCCGGAATCAGGCCGTTGAGGCCACGGGTAACAGCGGAAGCGGAACCAGAGTCTGCGACCAAGAATACGGCGGAATTGCCCTTGATCTCGACTTCGGTGGTTACGGTTTGGCGCACAAGAGACTGCTTCTGCTCGAAGCCGGCAATGAACTCTTGGCGGTATTGCGTTTGGAATGCGGAATCGGACATGATGGTATCCCCTTTAAAGTTCGAATAAATTCAATGTGCACGCGAACGTGCGATCGTTTTTACCTTAGCTCGGGGTGTCCTTCGTGCCTCGCCGCTGGGTGTCCCTCCTGTAGAGGGGGCAGCAGCCCGGTGTGAGGGGGCCTTGCGTTCGGTGCTTGGTAGGGCTTCTACAGTGAAACCCTACCACGCCCCGAATATTAGCGGGTACTACTGGGAAGTCAACATCTATTTTTAACGGACGCGAACTTTTTCCAGCGTGCTGATGATGTCGCGGTAGCGAGACTGCAGCTTGACTGACTGGTCACCCTTCCAGTACGCCGACGTGCGATCGCCCATCATTGCTTCGATGCTGGCCTTCTCGGACTCGATTGCCTGCATAGCGTTCGCGCCAGAGCCGGGGGCGACGGTAGCAACGGGGTTGATCTCCCGCGCGGTATTCGCAAGGAAACGCAGTACGTCGGGATGGCTAGCGAAGGGCGTGCCATCGCCAAGGCGTGCAGACAGAATCTGATCCTTCACCCCCGCCGGTGCGGTGTCGAGGTAGTTGACAATCAAGTTCCTGTTCAGTTCGTACTCGCTGCCCCATTCCTGCTTCATCGCTGCCGTAGCTTCGGCAGTGATGCGGGCGTCTTCCGTGTGACGATCCGCGAGCTGGCGTTCCTGCTCTGCCAAGTACCAAGCGACGGCGCCGCTGGCCTGCTCGGGGGTCATGTTCTTCGCGTGCGCAGCTTTCAGGAAGCCATCGACTATCGGCTTGTCTGCGTCGCCCAGCGCTACACCTTCGCCCAGTTGCAGCTCGTAGCCTTCTGGTGCGTCCGGTACGCCGTTCTCGTCTCGCCATGCTTTCAGTTGCTCGGGGGTGGCATCCTTGGGCAAGGCGCTCTTCATCGCGCCCGAGGCGATCTTGTCCTGCGCAGCCACGAGGGCGTCGAGAGCGGCCTCCACCGAGGAGTACCGGGACAGGCGCTTCATCACCTTCTCGTCTTCACCCGCGTATTTGGCGCGCAGCTCTGCCCAATCCTTCGGGGCCTCTTCCTTCTTGGCAGCCGCGGGGTCTTCTGCGGCCGCCGGATCGGCTGCTGCTGCTGCTGCTGCTGCAGGATCGGCTGCTGCTGCAGGATCGGCTGCTGCTGCTGCTGCTGCTGCTGCAGGATCGACGGCTGCTGCTGCTGCAGGATCGACGGCTGCTGCTGCTGTGGTGCTTGCTGGCGTGCCGGTTGTGTTCGGGGTTCCGCCTTGTTCATCTGCCATGCTGTTCTCCTTGGTGGTGGGGTAGGTGCTACTCTTGCTTACGGAAGGCTCCGGTGTTGATCTTCAAAAGTTTCACCAATTCAAGACCGACAAAGCGCTTGCCAGATACGAAGGCGTGATCTCTCGGATCGGGGCGGTAGTCGAGGTCGTAGGTGCCGCAGGCGGTGTTAATGATCCAGTTCAGCGCGCGCTGCTGCTGCAGGGCGTCTGCTTCCCCCCTTACGAGAGCCTGTAATGCGGATGCGTCAGCCAGCTCCCAAGCGGGGGGAGCAACGGCGGCGGGGTATTGGATTCGCTGCGTAACTTGGTTTTTCATGCTCGCATTCTAGCCGAAGACGCGCGGGGCGTCAACCCGGCGCGCCTCCCGCAACGTTCAGGTTCTTGGCGACCTCTGATCCCTGCTGCATCATAGCCATCATCTCAGCCGTCTGCTGCTGCTGCTGGCGCTTGTCTGCGATGGCCTGCGCCTCTTCTACCGAACGTGTCCACTTGGCCGGCACGCCGATGGCTTCCAACACGTCACGCAGCGCAGTAGATGCGTCCACGATGTCTGCAGTGGATGGGTCAAGCTGGATGGTCTGGGCAAGCATGCTCTGCGCTTCGAGGAAACGCTGGCCCTTCTCGCGCTCAATAGCGTCATGCAGCGGGCTTTCGAAGTGGAACTCCACCTCCTGCGTGCGTAGCTCTTCCGGCATATCGAAGGGAGAGCCAAAGGCCCCATTGCGCAACAGCAGCTCGAACGTGCGCTCGCACAGGGGAGCATTGTAGTCCCCCTCTAAGGGCTCGAACAGCGGCATGGCCTGCCGAATATATTCTTGCACGCGCTGCCCAACCTCGAAGGCCGTCATGTCTGGGCCGGGTGCGGGGAGTGACAACTTGTTCAGGTAGAAAGCTTCGGCCAGCATGGCCTGCAGCCTTTGCGCCATATCCATTCCCAGAGGGATGCCAGACTTGTCGTGCGTCAAGGGGCGCAGCACCTCTCCCATGCGCTCGTCGTAGGCGGCGTCTACCCATGTCACGCCGCCGGCGAAGATCGATATGTCACTGCGCAGAGCTTCCTGCACGGCAACCATTGGGGGGTCTACCGCCTTCTCGCCGGCTTCAAGCAGTACGCGCGTCATGCTCTGCAGCAGGCGCGCGTCAGGCAGCGCGGCGACGGTGGCGGGGCTGTAGGCGTACTGGCTACCCGACACGGTCTGCCAGCGCGGAATGACATACTCCTGAGCCATCACTCCCACAACTTCCATAACGTGCTCGTTCTCCACGTCTAGATAGACGGATACAAACGGCGCTTTTATGGCCTTCTCGCCTTGGTAGTATTCGGAAGGGATTATGCAGTGGATAACGCTGATCTCTTTGTGTGGTTCCTTTTCGAGACACTGGCGCACGTTGGCGTGGACGCCATCCTTGAACAGGCTGGAGAGTACACGGGCAGAGGGCTTCCACTTCCGATAAACGGTGTCTACCATGCCGTTCGCGTTCTCGATCCATGCTACGTCACGAAGGTGCCAGCAGCGGTACAGCAGCCCGCTCGCGGTATTGTTGAGCCCAACCTGAATGCAGCACTGACCGAAGGCTGCGAAGTCGTGGTCCCCTTCCTTCGTCGCGCGGGTAAACTGCGTACGCTGATCGTACATCGCACGGCGCTGGAGCGTGGTCGCGCGCTGCAGCCATGCCCTGCCCCCTTGGCCCAGCTCCTCATAGTCGCGGGTACGCACCTTGAACCAAGCCTTGCTTGTCGGCCGGAGCATTGTGCCCATAGCGTTGCCCAAGTCCCTGCGCGCAAGGATCGGGTAACTCGTCATCAGGTTGGTCGCGAACTCGGCGCCAATGTTCTGCACCGTAGTAAAGTCGGCCCTCTCCGGGTA